CGTCCGTGCGTGCTGACTGTGAATAGACTGTGAAATTAAATATAAATTCAAAAAAGATTGATCTATAAATAATAATAAAGAAATTAAATAGGTGAATAATAACATATAATTAAATAAAAAAAAAGGTGGCTATTTAGAATAGCACACCAATAGTGAATGTAAGTAATAATAAATAAACTAGTACTGTGCATTGTTGATGTAAATCATTAGCTGCAATCAGTAATTCATTCTTATTATTCTTTAATGTATATTTTAAAGACATGATTTTCTCCTCCGAGATACAGTACTAGGTAATTGTTTAATAGTAACAATCTTACCTTGTTGTTGAAGCTGACTAATAGTCATTGCTAATTGATAGTAATAGTTTTTGCTATACATTAGAAATACCTGATAAATAGATAAGTTAATACGATTGGCATTGGAGCTAATAAGAATATCATTAGATTAGCCTCTCTTTCATTAACTCTTCATCACATACTTCAAATGCAACACATTCTATTACACACCATACGATTGAATTCTTATAAAGAACTATATCGTAATCATTCTCAACAAATACACAAGCTGGATAGTTATCACCCATTTGTTCTTTCACATAATCAATTATCTCATGATCATATAAATCATAAAATGAAACTGTCTGTGAATAGTATATGTGAGAGTGAGCACAACCGCTAACACATCCTCCTTCGAGAATATACTTGCAGTCCTCAACATCATACACCTCTTTCAAGGCTTTAATCATTTCCATAAGATTAATACCTTAATAAGTTTACAATTTAGAGAATGAATCTCTAACGGCTCATCGCGGGATTGAACCGCGTCCAGGTGCTAGACAGGCACTTGTACTAACCATTATACTAATGAGCCAGGAATTACGATTGGACTGTGAAACAATTAACAATTAATCGTAATAATAATTAATAGTAATAGAGAAACAAATGATCTTGTCGTTAATAATAATTAACTTTCAAATACAACTCCTCAATCCGTGCAACTTATAAAGCAGTAAGTACTCGTTTGTTAACTGTCACTATGCAATATAATTAGTAATTAATTAGTGATTAGTATCAAGTCAAACTCTGACTTAGTTTATAAGAGATTTCTAGATAGTTTTAGATGTTTGTCTCTCATGTACTCATTATAAGTTTAAATGTTTGGTTTGTCATCTTTTATCAAGAGATTTACACGTATCATTTAAGACTAATGATGAGATGAGACTTACACCTATTCTTATTAACTTATAACCAGCTAGCGGTAACAGTTTCAGTTACTTATTGATTATATTTAATTAAGTGGCTTATCGTCTCATGTACCTATTATAACCATATTATCTTGAGAATGGTGTGATACTTCAGCAATCCCACACAATATTATTGAGTCTATCATGAGAACATAGTACATCCATTGGTATCACTGTGTTGTCCCTTCTCTATTCATTACTCGACTGTGAATTACATGTATATACTATTAGTGTCGCTACAGATAGCAACAAATAAATAGCAATATGATTCAGTTGGTACAGTGAAAATCAGTATTTATTTGTAATTCTAATAAAGAATAAGAATTAAATGAGACACATGAGTCTAGTAAGACCCATTGGGGGTACTGGCGTCCAGGCGGAGACGCTATATGCCTTCAGAAATTTATGTTAAAATTTAACGAGGTATTCATCAGGCATATCGGAAGCATTAATCAGTATATTACAGTATATTGCGGATTCACGGTAGTAATCATCTAAAGATACTCCTTTTAGCCTTGCCATAGCTTTAATATTACAAATTATAGGTCTATTTAAGTAAACAGAGCATAATCCGTCTACTAACATCTCACATGATCCGTCTTCTTTAAGGTTATATGGAAATTTAGATAGTAAGAAGGAGGTTAAAGGGTCAGCTAGATGCTTATTCTTTAATACTTCTCCTACTTTCTCACAACACTTCCCACAGCTAGTACAGGGGAAATCCTCCATTATAGAGGTAAATCTAACTGCATCTCCGGTATATAGAAGGTATCTGGCTTATTTTTACGTATTTGACAGACATAGGTGGTCTTATCAGGTCTCTGATAGGTCATATCTGATTCGTGACTGTTTAACAGTAACATACTGATAATACGGTCTCCTTTATTAATCATAGTTAGCGTAGGTGTTATAGGGATATCAAATGATGATATCATGATAAAGAGAGGGAATTGTTGGTCGATAGATCAACGGATTCCCTCCTTGAGGGGCTGGGTCCACCCTTCCCTTCCCCTGTATAGAGGGGTGGTTAAGCTAAACCCAGGTAGGGACTGGAGAGTCACCATCTAGACCGTTTGCTTGGTCTCTTTGTTCTTTATTCATACCTAAAACTAGGTGATCTGCGGACCTATGAGGCGATGTAAGGAAGTCATCTAACATAGAGTTCCATTCATCACGTTTACGCTGCTTGATGGTGTCGTGAGCGTTGATTGACATCGCATCTGTATAGTACTTCACTCCCTGTGCTAGGCAGTCTAGTCTATCATCATGCTTAACAGCTCCTTTCTCCCGACACATCCTACTCATTTGGTAGAATAGCATGTATAGTAGTCTTAGTTCTGGAGCTTCATTCTTATTTGACTTATAATCCCACTCTATAACCGCCCTATCAACCACCAATCTGTGCTGATTAAGGATAGGTTCAAGAGCATCAATAATACGATCTTCTTTCCGTACGTTAGCTCTAACTTCTTCAACATCTATAGCTAATCCTGTTTGTTGTAAGTGTTTCTTAAATAGTTCACACACGATACCGTCACCAAAGTTTGTCTCAATAACTAACTTAGTAACTTTATACTTCCTACACCCTCTTAAGATGTTAAGTAGTGTATCGTCACTGTAACCGTCTCTATACGCTCTCATTTCATGGAGGTATAGGAATCCATTCTTTTGACTAATGAAGGCTGCTGCAGTCTCATCTGTACCCCTTCCAGAGGGGTCTACGGAACATATAGTCTCTGTGTAGTCAGTCCACTCTCCATTGAGTTGCATAGGTGAGTAGAAATAGTCTCCTGGTAAACCGACGGTTGGGAGGTCTTTGATAACATTTGATGGATCTGAACACCATATAACACTATCAGGAGCAGTTGAAGGGTTGACGCTAGTAACCACAAGATCAGCCATTTTAAGAGGGAACTTCTCGGCATCTGATAGGCTTGTGTCTAGTTGGAATTGAAGCATGTAGTTAGAACGACCCATAGCTGCTTCACGTTCTATTAGGTCGTCATTATCGAATCTGTCAGGGTCTGTTACTGACCATTCTTCCACACCAGCTTCCAAATCTTCTTGGACTTGAGGAGCTAGTAATCCTTCGTACTGGGATAACTTATCTTTTCTGGGGTATCTACTGGGCCAAACGAACGGACGGTAGTTACGCTCAGCCAACTTACGATAAACAGTAAAGGTAGTCTGAGGAGTCCCGAGATACATAATACGGCTATCACTTTTTGGCGTGAGGATAGATTCAGCCTCTGTACAGAGTTGTAGAAGTTTTTCACGCATTAACTCCGTCATGGAGTTTCCAGGCACCTCTATGTCGTCCAAGATCATTAAATCTGCACGACTTCCTGTTAGCTGTCCAGTTATGCCCACCGACTTTACGCTTGGGGCTTGGTGTGGAGAACAAAGGACGTCGAAGCTGATGCGACTCCAACGAGAATCGTCTGATTTCGGTTGTAGATGACTGAGCCATGGAGTTTCAATAATTAGTTTTTGTAGGAAGATTGACATGTTATCTGCTCGCTCTTTAGAAGCAGATATGATCATTATTTTTCGTTCTGGGTCATTAAAGAGTGTCCATAACACAAAAGCACCAGTAATCCAAGATTTACCAACACCTCGAAAGGCTTGGATCTGTAATCTTTTTGGTCCATGTTGTAAGTAGTCTGCGATAGAGTACTGTGCTCTTGTAGGAGATGGAAGGTCTAGTTGTTCCCACAGAGCTTGTAGGAACAGCTTAAAGTCGTCTTTTAAGGCTAGTAATACATTATTCATTCTTTTGGTTTATTCCAATCAGATATACCGTGTTGTAAATCGACACTTCTATCTATATCTGGATCTCCTTGTATAACTTGTTGTATTTCGCCAGCTTTACCTGTTTGGATTGTATGACCCTCAAGTGCTGCATCTAAAGCTCTTTTCCAGTCTCTTGGGTTTGTGATAGGAGATATATCACCAATCCTATTTAATCTACCATTATCTTGTAGTTGTTTTAAAACTAAAATATCTCTAGTCTTATCATAATCAAGTATTAATCTCTTTCCATCTGGGAATACAAAATCTTTGTTATCATAGATATGCTTTTCTATAGATGTTTTCAGTTTACCAAAGTTTTCATTCTTGACTATCATCAAGTTACTAGTATCTCTAGGTTTGTATTGACCTTTCGATACATATTTCCAGTAAGGTGAGTTTTGTGCATGTATATGTTCTACAAAAATAAACCCTTTATTTTCTGCATAATTTCTAGTATCCCCCATAATATCAAAATATCTTTGAGGATTTTCTTCACGTAATTCTTTTAATAACTGTCTAAGTACTGCATTATCTCCTTTAGCAGATTTGTAAACTCTATCTGAATACCATTTAGATTTAGGACTTCTATTTACATTCCAGCGTAAACGCTTAAGAATTGTATTTTCTCTTTTTACTAGATCATATGGTACATAAGTATTTTTAGAAATACTCCATCTAAACGCAACTTCACTAGCATCACCATTGCTATTTATATATGGAACAGTACGAGTACCTTTAAATCCAGTAGTAGGTCTATTGGAATTCCATTTTGTAAATTGCTGGCTACTACCTTCACTAGTTTTAAATAAATCTAATTCTTTAATTATATCTTCAGCTTGATCTATTAATTTAGGATCTTGATTTTTTAATTGCTTATAAAGTCCTCTATTTGTTTTATTTAATATAGAGTGTCTAAAAGTAGCTCCACTAACATCTCTAGCTGTACCAACATCTAGACCACCTGTAAATGCAGTTTTTAAAGTTCTAATAGGTGCCATAACTGCATCTTTAACTTCGTCAACTTTTTGAACTGCACTGTTCTTCAGTTTTGTAAGTTCTCCTCCGAACCGACGAGCATTAAACACTTGATCAACCATTTTACTAGCAGCGTTTGCATCAAACTTTTTTAATTGTTTTGCACCTCTAGCTAAGTTATCTAAATAACCTACACCACCTGTAGCAACGTCTTCAATGCCAGGTAGTAATATTTGACCACCTAATTCAAATGCATCATTAACTTGTTCAGCTCTTTCATCACTAACTCCTGGTATTTGTTTTGTTACAAAACCTGCTACGTTACCTATACCACCTGCTGTATCGTCTCTTAGATCTTTAACGGAGTAATCTAATATAGCATCATCCCAAGTTTGACCAGGAAGAAGATCTCTACCTTTCTCAATTTGTAGTGCATTCCTTAAACTAACTTGATCGTTTACGTAGTCTGCTGAATCACCTATCTTCTTAATAGGATACCAAGCTTTTTTACCTAAACCTTCATGCCATTCTGTATCTTCATTGAAGTAAGTATCTTGGAATTCACCCCAGTTTTCTTTAACTCCTTCTATAGTATCACTGAATTTCTCTTTATAGTATTTATACATAGAATGTTACCTCCTCTGTGCTCCACCTCTAGCTCTGTTAGCCTTACGGCTCTCTGCTTTGTACGAACCGTCTGGTTGTTTAGAAGCATCTACACTAGAGGATCTAATCTTTAAACTTGCTCTTGCTTTAGAGTGTGCTCTCTTATATGATTTGGTGTGCTCATACTTACCACCCTTGCCATTGTCTGCAGAGTGTTTAGCCCTAGAGCTTGCATTCTTTCGATAATGTTGGGCTGTCTTACCTAGTTGTGCCATAGAGTCTTTGTTGTACGAGTTCAGGGTCTACTTTAGGTATAATTGAAGCTAACCTATCCAAAGGTGTACCGTCGAAGGCAATACCAGTAATATCGTTAGTCTTAAGCCAATCACACGCTGCTTTTAAATCTTGGGTAGTAGCCTCGCCACTACGAACCCTCTTAAGGAATTCTTCAGTGACGAGGTTATGAAGTTCATTAAACTTCTCTTCTTTGGCTTTAGCCATTCTTCTTCTCTGATTTCTTCTTAGCTTCTTGTCTTTCTCTTATGGATTTGGTTGTTGAACCATCCTCATTGTAAGTTGTAGCCATTAGGTTAATAGTTTCTTTTTAACAATTTCGAGAGCCTGGTCATCTAATTTATTGTCAGTTCTAGCAACGTATGCTTCTAGTAGATCTACTACGAGCTTCTTTACTGAGTCTGACTTCAAGAAGGCGAAAAGGATGGGCTTGATAATTAGGATCATTATTCTTTAGTAGTGGTTTTCTTGGATGTTTTCTTAGCTGGTTTTACAGCTGTGTTTTCAATGATGCGTGAAGTTTTCACTTCAGGTAGAAGGTCGTTCTGACCATCTAGGTTAGGAGTATTATCTCCTCTTTGTAAAGTTAATGAACTCATGTTACATGTTTCTTTAGGTTTACTCCATGGCTTATACCATGGTGGCGGTGGGGTTTTACATTTAACTACTTTATTTACAGCTTTCTCCCACGTCTTTATAGGTATGACATCACTACACATTTGAGATACACGAGTATTAGGCATTAGCATGAATCCTTTCTGTTGCAATTCTGCACACTTTAAGACCCTAACTAACTCATAATCTAATCTCATCTTCTCTTCTTGTCTAGCTGCTACACTACGACACCTATTCAAACCTTCACGGTCTAAAGGTATCATAAAGTTAATCTGACCTCCCCAGTTCTCAGCCATTGTGTAACTAGAAGGTCTCATTCCATCTTCATCTATATCCCATGGTTTAGTATGATTTCCCATATAGAATGGAGAGAATGTCATTGTAGCTCCATTGCAGGAGATGTTAGGTCCGTAATGCTGTCTAGATGGTGCTCCATTGTTTTGGAATTGTACCGCCTGATTAGTTACATTACCTGTCGCAGCTGCAACTGGATTAGACACATTGTTCTCTTCTGCTTTAGCAGGAGCTACTGAGAGAAGACTGATAAGGATACCGTAGTAGAAGTAGTGTCGATTTCTCTTTCTATTTCTGTTATTGACAGTACCTGACTGGCTGCTCTTGTTGTTATTTCTAACGTAAAGGGATCTCCAACTGTATGTAGGGTGAATACCGAATCGGTATCTACCAAACCACCTGAAGAAGCTGATGTATGGGTTATGTTTTCCCCAGACCATTTGTTTAATGCTGACCCATAGGTTGTCGTAGTTATTTCTTCTACAATCTCTTGAGTCGTTGTTGTTGTACTGTTCATCGAACCCTGGGTGAAGTTTGGGGTTACTAATTCTGCTCTTGCTGCTGTGGGTGATGCCAGTAATAAGAGTACTAGCCATTTCTTCATGTTTTTGGTTTGTCCTTCTTACTATTATTACCATTGCTACCAGTAGTTAAACCGAATGTTGCAAGTGCTCCAGTAAAAATACTGGCAGGAAATGTGATATCTCCACCTGGGCTTTTCTTGATCATAGGTATCTCTACATAGTTCAATGTAATAATAAAGCCACTCCAGACAACAACACCAAGTCTAACAAACGTACCTAAGATTTGTATTTGGTGTTCTTGGTCTTCTGCAGCATCTTTTAATTTTCCGAAGAATCCTTTTTCTTCTTTCGCTGTTGCTTCCATTTATCAATCTTACCTTGTAGGAATTTTTGTAGTTTCTTCTTTATTTGATTAAAGAATGGTGTAGCTAGAGTGGTGGTTGCTACAGCCGCTACAGCCGCATAAGTAGCAGTTGCTACGACTTCTGCAGTTGGTAACGGCATTTGTATGTCTAATACAGGAATCTGTACGCTAGGAGCAGCTGGTTCTTCTGTAGTCTCTTCCTCTACCCCTTCAGGAGCCTCCAGATCGCTCGGAGGGATTACCATAGGCTTATACCCTGGTATTCGAGCTGTAGGTGGCTTGAACTCGATCTCCATCGTAGGTAGAGCTGTAGGAACCTTGGGTAGATTTACATGCACTATAGAGCTGCTATCTTAGACTTACCGGAAGTAACGGCTGCATCTTGTGCAGTGAAACTCTCACTACCCCATATAGATGTTGTACCGTCTTCTTTCTTATATGCTTTGATAAGTTCCAGATGATCTACGTTACGTTGTAGTGCATCTTTCCATTCAGCATCTGTTTGACCTTCAGCTTTGTTACCATTGATAACTGTTACGCTATCGCCTGCAGCAGTAAATATAGCTGCTACTTCATCTGTTGTTTTTTCAGCCATCAGATTCCTCTAGTTCTTGTAATGTTTTTAATGCTCCACTTAATTCAGTGAAGCGTTGGGCAGCAGCATTCTTTTGTTCTGCTAATTGATTATGTTGTTGAGCTACTTGCTGTAGTTCAGCTTTCACTTCTTCAATCTTTTCTAATAAGTTTGTCATAGGGTGTTATGCTGCCTCCAATGCAGCTACTTTAGTTTCTAGTGTTTCGATTTTAGCCATAGCTTCTTGTAAAGCTTTAATGGCTTTCATATATAGGACTGAATATTTAACGGCCTTAGTTGTAGTACCTAAATCATTTAGTTCTGAATCTTTATCAGGAATCTCAGAAACTAATCCTGGTGAAACCGTTTCTAGTTCTTGAGCTACAACACCTATTAGTGTTTTAGATTTATTTATTTTGAAATTAAAATTACGAACTTTAACTGCTTTTATATCGTTCCACTGAGAACCAGCATCAACAATATTTTCTTTTAATTTTACATCAGATGTTGCTCCATAAGAATTGTCATGGTTCTGTACATCTCCATCAGAATTAACTCTAAAACGATTTGTTGTATTATCATCACACATTAAGAAGGGATGTGAACTGTCGTCTGGGGTGACAGAATATCCCATCCAAATACCATGAGGATTAGAATCTGTTGTTGCATGTCTAAATGTAGCTGTCCAGTTATTATTACTATTTGTTCTAAAATCGTGGTTATAAGTTGCACTTGATGAAGGTCCAACAGCAAGCATACCAGTGTGTGCCAGTGTTAATTTATCTGAATAAGACCCAGACGTATTACTTGCAATGGTTAAATCACTAACATCTTGATTTGAATTAATTCTCCAACCATCTCCATTATCATCACCCTCATCAGCTATTAAATATAATGAAGCACTTACACCTTCAGCACCGACTATATTACATTCACCGTATGTATAAGTTCCTCCTGAATAAGTATTGAATTTCTTACTGTTGTCGTAATATAGTTCAACGGCTCCACCATTAATAAAACGTGCATTTGTTTTCCAAGCACTTGTATCTCTAGTTTGGATATATAACCCACTACTATCTGAAGCAACTAATTTAACTAGATCGTGTTCATCATCCCCATCATCGGCTCTTAATTGCAACTCTGCATTGTTTCCCTCAGATCCGATAACTTCGAGTACCGTTGCACCACCTGAAGGTCGTTTAAATGTTCCTCCATAATCTTGAGTGTAGAAAACTTTAGCGTTGTCGTGATAGAGGTCTACTGCACCGTTACCAGTACAAGTTAAATTAGTTTCCCAACCACCACTTCTATAGTTTTCTAGAGCAAAATCATGGTTAGTTTTTGCTATTAATCTATAGTAATCATCATTATCATCTCCATCATCAGATGCAAGTTTTAGTGCAGCATTATTACCTTCGGATCCATAAATTGACAATTCTGTGTCACCACCTGAAGGTCGCTTAATTATTGCTCCAGCAGTGTGTGTGTAGAACATTTTTGCATTATCGTAATATAATTCTACGGCTCCGTCAGGTTTAGCAATAATTGCACTTTCATTTTCTTTAACTCTTATTCTTAACTCTGCTGTTGAAAGAGAATCTAAATAATTATGACCACCATTATGATATGCCTGAAGATCTGAACTAGCACCAATTTCTAATTTACATCCTGTTCCATCACCAGTAATTTTTACATCTCCAGAAGTAGAGAAATCACCAGTGACTGAAACACCAGCCGAAGTTGTCTCAAACTTCTTAACATTGTCATATCTGAGTTCTACGGCTCCATTCTGACCAGCAGTAAATATGATTTCATCATTATCTCCTCTTATTGAAGGAAAAGCAGCTTTAATTATTAAATCACCAGTAGTATTATGAATGTATGAGTGGGATCCATCATGGTAGATTTGTAGGTCATTCCCTGTACCCAAGCGGATCTTCTCGTTATCTATGAGGTCGATAGGAGTCTTTAAACCCCTATCGTCTATTTGTGTTAATGACATAGTTATTTAGCCTCCAATGCTTTTACTTTTGCGGATAGTTCTTGTACTGCTTTTACTAATGCCCACATGATAGGATCAGTGTTAACAGTTTTCGCTCCTCTTTCACTTACTTTTATACATTCAGGAAGAACTGCTTCTATTTCTTGAGCAATAACTCCAGTTTGTATTTGACCTTCTC